TCCCTGCCATGGAAACAGAGGGCATATCAATGTGGTTGGGATTGTGCCCTGTCAGCAGATACTCCTTGACGTTCACACCGCCGAGCGTGGTTGTTTTGTCTGGGGTTAAAATTGCCATAATCAATCTTCCTTTCCCTTGCTTTGCAGCAAGTCAATTGCTTTTTTTAACGCTGCCGGCATGGGGATTCCCATTAGTCCGGCGTTTTCAAAAATGGAAATCAGCTCGTTGACAGTAAACGCGATGCAGACTGCATCACGGATATACGTTGTGCCAAGAATCAGATCCAGTTGTGCAGAGATCAGAACCAGCAGCAGCGTTACACATTTTCGGGAAACGCCTTTCCAGCCGATTTTCGATTGCAGACCGCCGGAAGCTGTCTTGGGGGATTTCCGGAATACGCCTGCCAAAATCAAACCGGTCAAAAAATCGATTGCCATAAACAACAGCAACGCCCGAATAGATGCGTCCCACCCGCCGAACAGCCCGGCAATAAAACTGCCGACAATGCCGACGATAGTGCAGATGGTTTCTTTCATGTGATTTTCCTCCTAGTCAGTCAATAAAACACAAAAGGGCTGAGTTAAGTGTTAATCTACAAAAAACGTGCAGTGCATGTAATAGTCGGTTCCAGCGGTAAAGAATCCCTGTCTTATTCCAGAGAAAAGAATCGATCCGTCAGTTCCTATCGTTACTGTATATACTTCCGTAGCGCCGTCGACAACGTTGCATGTTTTTATCTTACTCGGCGGTCTGTATCCAGCAGGAAGCGTTGTTACTGTTTTTGATGACACTGCGGTTGAAAAACGAACGTATCCGGTCACAGTTACGATTTTTCCTTGTTTGCGGTATCGAATTGAGCTTTCTTTAATGCCACTGGGGAATGTTGGAACTTTCCAACCAGAGTCTGTTAGAGTTGTGGCTTCGGTTGCTTTGGCTACGGTGCTGGTCAAGAATGCCTGGTCATAGTATGCTGTATTAGCACCCGTGCCTTCTGGTTCTGCGTCCTGTTTTTCAATCTGTGAAGTCCAAGACTTATACTTACCGTATACGGCGTAATTGCCATTCCAGTACGTCCATGGCAAATACGCCCAAACGGTATATGTGTCATGTGCTGTTGGGATTACTTTGACTTTGACATCACTACAGTTGATACGATAGACTGTAACACCGCATGCCTTATCTGCTGATAGGGTAGACTGCCATCCGTCCTTAATCTGGATTTCAAAAGATGCATTCTGGTCTATACGGGCGTTTGCCCCATCGCCTGTCCAAACACGTATCACAGCATTGCTAAAATTACCGGAGGATACCAGCGTGCCTAGCCTAACCCATTGTGCAGCGTTGTTGGCATCGCTTACCCAAAGAGCACTGTTTATTATCATCGCGTGCGTGTGACCAGATGCCGCCTTGCTGTCCAGTGAGGCTTTTACAGCTTTGTTCTGCACCGGATTTGTGGAGGTATCAGACAAGGCACTGTCTACCGCAACTTTAGTTGCACCAGCAGCGATACCGTCCAACTTTTTCTTATCCGCCGCAGTCATCAGACCATGAGCAGACTGTGTGGCATCGCTGTAGGTGGTGTTGTTATCTGCGCCCCATACAGCTGTACCATCTGCAGACCAGCGCAGTATCTGCCCACTGCTGCCGCCGGATGGGATGTGCTTGTTCCCGGAGGTTGTGGGGTGTACGTATTTGTTCGCCCCGTCTGCGATGCCGGCTAGTTTGGTCTTTTCCACCGTCGTGTAGCTGGCTGTCGTACCATCCAATACAGACTTATTATCATGCGTATGCGTATTGCTGTACACAGTGTTCCACAGTGCATCTGTGATCTTGTCCAGTGTGTCCTTGTTATCGTGTACGTGAGCCTTGTTCGCTGCGCTGTTGATGATCTTCCACTGTTCTTCGTTGAGTTGGTCGAGGATGTTTTGATTGCTGTGCTGGTGGCTCGCTATAGTCAATCGTCCAGTTTTGGTGTCGAGAGAAACGGTTGTGCCACCATTCCCCTCAACCAAAAATGCGGCTTGTTTTGATGACGCTGTATACTTCGCAGACCCAGTAGCAATCGAGGAAAAAGCATTCTGGTTGACTTCTGCACCATCGGCAATTCCTTTCAATTTGGTTTTTTCTTCGGTGGTATAGGATGCCGTGATTTTATCAAGTATATCCTTGTTGCTATGCTCGTGCGTCTGACCGTACACTGTCAGCCATGACACATCGTCAATTTTATCCAGCGTTGCCTTGTTGTCGTGGGTATGAGCTTTGTTCTTGGCGCTGTTAATCGATTTCCATTCTTCTTGTGTGATCTGGTCTAGTACGTCCTTGTTGTCGTGTTCATGGCTCATGCCATATACCCTTGTCCATGATGTTTCGTCGATCTTGTCAAGAGTATCCTTATTGCTGTGCGTATGTGCTTTATTTTTGGCCGCCATCAATTCAGACCACACGGACGGTGTCAGCTTGTCTAAGGTGTCCTTATTGTCATGCGTGTGGGCTTTGGTTACAGCGCTTTTGAAATCTGTATAGTCCTGTTCCGTGATTTTGTCCAATACGCCCTTGTTGGCGTGAGTGTGCGCCATTGCATCTGACCCAGAGCCAACATCTGAGATACTGCCGCCGCCGGTTGTCGTACCTCCGGATGCAATACCAGATTCTTGTGTGCCGACTGTGAGCCGTGCGTCTTCTGGAGCTGCCAGCGGTATTTCGATTGATGTGACCGGGAACAATTGTTCTTCCTCGTATCCCGGCAGCTGTGTGCGTACATAATCGCCGCACACAAAATGTGACACGCTCTCGTCAATATCGGCAATATCAATTGCCTCAGCACTGACCGTGCTTGACGCCATGCCATTCTGTTTGAGCCAGACTGCCCCAAGATATGCAATAGTATCTGGTGCGGATTCGTCGTCAAATGTAACCGTCTGTTGGATAAGTCCGTACTTTTCTACACGGGATTTGCTGTAGACCATGTCACCGGATTTCACATAATCTTCACCGACCAGCTGTGCCAACAGTGCTGTCATACTGGCATCATTAGATTTTATGATGTCAATCCGGAATTCGTCATCTTCTGAGCTGCCATCTTTCTTTTTTCCCAGTGGGACAACTGCCGTTACAATAGGCGTTGCATCGTATGTCCAGTCGCAGTTCATCAGATTTTTTGCATATCGGATATCCTGGTCACAAGTAGCATCTGGGATAGCGAGCCAGTCGATAACTCCGGCGCAATCATCCGCACCGGAATACCGGATGCGCAGAATTCCCCCAAAAGAGTCAAGCAGTTTCTGCGAAATTTCTTCCCAGTATGACGGATGCACACCACTTGATCTGGCGATAGTTCCTTCTGTTCCGTCTTTTCTTTTTGCCTTTTTTACTGTAACAGTTCCGAGCGAGAATTTTTTGGACGGGTCACGCACAGCCCTATTATAAGAGCCTATATACCACGACAGCGCCTGTTCTGGCGTAGCATTGGACAGGTGGTATGATGGTACACACAGCTCGTTCAGCCACGCCAGAGCGCCTTCACAGCTATATGTACGCACACCGTCCATCGTTTCAGAATAGCCGGTCACTGTGCCGTAGAAAATCAGCTTGTTGTCCTGCCATATTTTGACCCTGGACACCTTGCAGACAACATCCGGATATACCGGATGCTGAGGATACAAGACAAAATCAAAGCTGTCAGAACCATTCACAATCAGCTTTGCGACAGGGTCAGAAATGCAGTCAAATCCACCCACGGAGTTTGTGCTGCATAAGTGTACACCGTCTATGGTTGCTTGATACATAATGTCACAGACTCCTTTCCTGCCATGTTACGGTTACTGTAAGTTCGCCGTCGGCACAAAATCCAAAAATTTGTGTAGCTCCGGGCGCAACACGGCACTGCTGGAATTGCACGTCTTTGTCTGCCTCAGCAAGCTTTGACGCATTAACGTATGTTTCTTTTGTGCCACCACCGCTTATTTCCTCGGTCAGCGACACGCAAAACGGTTTGCTGGCACGGAACACAGGCAGCACGGGCATTTCGCCGAGATTCTTTACGGTTGCGTGTATCTGCTTATTGTAGCCGCCCAGATTATACAGCGTATCTCCAGAGCAGGTTGCCGTTTTTGGTTTCACCTTGTACCTGTACGGGTCACACTGTGCTGTCACTTCTACAGTTCCAAGCTGTCCGTCTGGTTGTAACGCACCCACAGAACATCGTCCGCTGTAATAATAATCCTTATCATCATCCAGGATGATTTTCGCTCTTTTACCGTTGATTCCATTCTGCAGCGCCGCATATGCGGCGGACAAACCAAAACGATCCGCCGTGAATGTGAATTGCATCTTGATTTCCCGGCTGTTGTAGGTAACGCCTCCAAAATATTCCGTAAAATCAAGCGGTGTTTCCATTCCAGGAACAGTCACAAGTTTCAAATTTGGCTCAGCCGCACCAATCTCATAAGAGTTAAGCCACATCCCGTAGTCGTTGTACGAGTGTTTTCCGTCAAATTTGATACCTTTCATATCGTCGTTACACCTCGTTTCGCTCTTGATTGCAGGGTGCCAAGCTCTCTATTCATGTCGGATGCAAGCAGCCGTGCAACTGTTCTTCCGTTGAGCTTGATGTCATGACCGGATACTGCCAGCAGCTGTGGGAAGTATTCCGCCAGCAGCGCCAATATCTCCGCAAGAGCGTGAGAAATTCCGGCGGTCTCCGCCTTAACAGCGTCCTGTACATACCCCTGCAGGGTAGCGATAGGAGCGACAGCCTCTGCACCTGCCTCACCACCAATCATGGCGTTACCAGTGCTAGGGTTAACGCCAAAAATGGTCGGCTGGTTAAGTACAGCACCCTTTGCGTACCATTCCACGCCGATATGCGGAATAGACGGTGGGTCGAGTGAGAAACTGCCTTCAATGCTAAAATGTGGCAACTTAATTTCGGGAAGATGCCAACTAAAATTAAATATACCTTTAAGCCATTCAACAACGCCGCTGATGGTTTCTTTTACTCCGCTAAATTTTTCAGAAGCAGCGTTGAAAATTCCCTGGAAAGTATCCTTGAATCCGCTTAGGAAACCGCTCAAATATCCAGAGACCGTGTTCCACAAGCCAGAAAAGATGTTTACAATGCCATCTCCCATTTCCCCGAATCCTTGTTTGATTTTATCGGTGTTTCCGGTGCACACACCAACCAAAACGTCAAACAAGCCCTGGAACCACGAGAAAACGCCGTCCAGCCATTGCAGGACACCATCAATTGCGCTCATTAACCCGTTGATGATACCAGATATCTCAGACACAGTTGTGGCAACTGCTGCTCCGATCAATCCAATAATCGGTTTGAGCCAGTCGAGCTTTTCCCCAAATCCTTGGAATTTTTCAATCCATCCCGGAACGTGTTCGCTTAGGGTTTCGGAAATTACAGATATAACCGGTGTGAATATCGCAGATATAACATTGATAACGTCAGCCACCGCCTGGCAAGCTCCAGCGAATATAGACATTACCGTTGATGCCGCACCGCTGCCTTCCGTGAATCCTGCCAGCTTTTCTGTAATGTGGGAAATAGCGTCTTTCAGATCGTTCCAGGCGCCTTTCAGAGCGTCCATAATTGGCTGGAAAGACTCTTGCACAAATGATGCGACAGCCTGTGCTTTCTCCCACCATTCGCCTAATTTGTCCTTAAATTCTCCTATTTTTGGTGCGATATCCTGGAATTTCTGCCGTGCAATATCAACCCATTCGGAGAGCTTTTGCATAGCAGGATTTACAAATTCTTCCAGAATCGGGTCTCCGACTTCCGCCTTAAATTGCCGCCACTTCTCCGTCAGATTCGCTTGCACGTTGGCATACTGCGTGGATTCCTTTGCCGCTTGCCCGACGGCGCCGGATGCCTGCATCATGTTCTGTGCATATTCCAGACGTGTAGCCTGTTTTGTTGCCTCGTCCAGGCTTGCCCATGCTTTGGTTTCGGAAACAATGCCTTTTTCCACGGCGTAGGACGCCATCTGCGTGTCATTTGCGAATAAGCCAATAGCCTCGCCGCCCTCGTAAGAACCATTTATAAAGCTATTCAGATGCCCCATAGACTCATCCAGAGAAACATCCCAGAATGCGGCTGCGTCGGATGCTAGAGACAAACCAGACGCTGCAAGATCAGTGGCATCTTCCACCCCAAAACCTAAGCCCTTAAATTTTGCGGTAAGGGAAGTCATGCTGCCGGTCAGACGTGTGGACACTACGCCAGTAGAGTTTGCCACTTCCTGCATCTTCTTTTGTGCAGTCCCGGCGTAGTCTCCCATGATTTGGTCAAACGAGGAATTTTCTGCCGAAACTTCAGCTGCTGCTTGTACAGATTCTTTTCCGAAATCTACCAGCGCACGTCCTGCCTGTGCCGCCAAGTCAATGACCTTTTCCAGACCGCTTGCTATTACATTTGCAATAGCGCCTTTCATTACGGAGAATCCGCCCTCTGTATTTTTGGCGCTGTCTCCAAGGTCTTTGACCGACTTTTTCGCCTTTCCGGCGGAATCGTCAAGGTCATTCTGCGTGCGGTCTAATTGATCGGCAGCTCTTTCAGCGGTTTTCAGCTTGTTTTCGTTTTGTTTCAGTTCGGCGCTAAGCTTTTCGATGCTTTGTGCGCACTCTTTCGCCTCTTTGGAGTTCTTTCCCTGTGTCAGATAGAGGTCCTTGTATTTGGTTTTCAGCTTGTCAAGCTCTGACTTCTGCTCGCTGATTTCTCCGGTCAGAGAATCCAGAGACGCAGATGTGGCTTTAACATCGCTGCTCTTGCCCTTAAAAGCCTTGCTAAATGATTCTCCGATCTTCCCAAACGCTTTTGACATTTTGGATTCCGCTTTCTCAGCGTCTTCCTGCGTTGTCTGTAGCTGCTTTCTCGCATCGTTGCTGTCAACGACGATTTTTCCGCACAACTTAAAAATATCCGTTTTCCCTCACCTCCTGTCAATAGGTCATTTCTGCCGCTCCAAATTGCATCTTCTCAAATCTTGCTATATTGTTCCGGATCAGTGCAGGTACAGCATCCTTGCGGATGTGCCTAGACTGTTCTTTCGCAGAGCTGGTTTGCAAACCATCCAAAAATTCGTTAAATGACTTGTCTCGGACTTGATGCAAGAAAAACTCCCAGCACTGCTGCTGGGAGGATTCCTTAAACATTTTGCAAACTGTGTCTGTAAATCTGCACTGCCGCAGCGCTATTGCCAGCATTTCCAACGGGTTTGCATAGCGCCGGTATAACAGATCAAAAAAGCCGGTTATTCCGTCTTCGCTCCGGCAAATGAAAACAGCTCCGTAAAAAAATCCTTGATTTCCTTAGAAGTCACAAGTTCCCGGAGCATAACGGCATAATAGCCAGGGCTGGACTTTCCGATCTCCTCTTCTGTTGTTCCGGTGAGAGATGCCAGCAGCTTTCTCAAATACGGTTCGCACTTCCTGTAGTTGCGAATAACAATTGCAACTACCTTTGCTGCCGCAATAGCGCCGATCTGCCGGAAAACGTCCTTTCCGTTGGACTTCTTACCGGTAGATTCTCCGATTCTTGCAACTGCTGATGCAATTGCCGGGTCTTCTGTCAGTGCTGCGATTTCGTCAGATCCAATTGCCGCCACAATATCAAATAATGTTCCAATATCGTCAGCTGTTAAAGCTCTTGTGAATGTAAAATCTTTCTTTACTGCCATTTTTGGTTTTCCTTTCCCCTCTTACTTTTCGGCTACTGCCTTGCTTGCGGAATTAACAGACACACTCTGTGTATCTGCGCTTGTTTTCGGATAATAAATCCGGATGCCCAGACCAGTCATGCGGTCATTGTCTGCATAAGGCTTGTATGCCTCAAATGTAAGCGGCAGGACGCTTGCCTCAAAGCTCTTGCCGTCTACCTTTGCGCCGCTGGTGCAGATCGCCTTATCAAAAATGATAACGATAGGCTTACGATCTTTGAGAGTTTCGCCGACATATGCCAGACTGTCAATCCAGTGTTCTTCTTTGATTGTTTGTCCTGTCTGACCAACCAAGTAGTCTTTTGCGCCTTGGGAATCTGTCAAACTGGAAAACAATGCGTGATTCAGCAGTTCCGGCGTCATATCCAGTGCGTTAACTGTCAATGTGCCTGTTTCACCGGTTTTTACAACGCCGCCATACACCTTAACGCCTACACCGTCAATTGGGACATCGTACAGCGTGCTGGTGATTTCCAAGCTGTTACCACCAGAGGTGGCACAAAGCAAAGTCTCGGAAAAATTGAACTGTGCATTGCCGCCGACTGTGCCTGTGGTCAGTTTCAATCCTTTGTGGATTGTACCTGCACCAAGCCAGATGCGATCCAGTGTGTTTGTGGTCATGCCATGCTGTCCTGTCTGCATATTACTCAACACTCCATTCTCTGTATTTCAAGTTGATTTGTATTTTTTTCATTCGTGCATCATCGCACGGAATCGCCGTGGCGCTGTCGTAGAACAACAACACCGCATAATTATCACCGGACGTGCTATATCCGGAGACTCTTGGAAACGCCCGGCAAATCTTCTCACGAGCGTTCACAAGCGCATCCCAGCTCGTTCCAACCAGCGTGAGCAGGAACGTTCCGGACATCACGCCGCTTTCTTCTGTTACCGGGCTGCTGCTGCAATGCCCAACGCAGTATACCGGCGGCAACTTTCCGGCTGTCTGGTATGTCTCATACTGATACGGTATTTCCGCTGTTTCAAGGAGCTCTTTTACCGCCGCCATCAGTTCTTTTGTCATGACACACCTCGTTTCATAATTGCAGCCAGGCGCTGCTCTGCTTTCGGCAGGTCTTGATCTGCTGCGTGCTGCAGCGTGTGTTGCGCCGCCTTACCGTCCGTCTTGTAATATTGCACTCCGTTTTTGCCGTATACAACTGTGACCTTGCCTTGATATGTCGGTTTCCTTGACCCAGTGTATCCGGCAACAGGGACGTACCAAGGGGACGCTCTGCCGTCACCGTTCGCTGCATGGGAACCAGTCCCAAACTCATTCCAGACGGCATTTTCTAGGTTGCTGCCAACAGTAACGGAATGCTCTGCCGTGTCAACAACATAGTCCCATGAGCCTTTCAGCTGTCCCTCGTCTACAGGAGACATTGCCGCAGCATCTGCCGACAGCAGCGCACCTATTTCCGTGAGAAATTGTTCCACAGCGCTGTCAATCAGATCGGCAGCCTCCAGGATATGCGTTTCCAGTGACACTGTTTCCATTTTCACTGCGCCGCACCTCCCGTGTACCGCAGATAGATTTCCAGCTGTGAGCTGTCTCCCATTTCCATTGGGTTGTCAATGTCAAGCACATCATACCGCTTTCCGCCGCAACGTAAGCGGCAGTTCTCCGGGACAATGTTCTCCGGCAGTTGCACCCAGTCCGCCACAAAAATATGCGTAGACTGTTCCGTCTTGGCGTTGTACGTCGTGTAACGGCTATCGCTGCCGGAGAGGTCAAGCCAGCCATTGAGCGTAAGCGCAGGCGTTTCCTGTTCCACTGCCTCGCCGATCTCGTTGACCTCGCTTTCCACAAGCAGCAGTTCTGCATCTATATTCCCACCAATCAAGCCGTGCATCGTCAGAACCTCGCTTTCCGGTATCTGTCCAGGAATTTGGTCAGCCGTGCAGGAACACCCAGAACGCCGCTGTAAGCGTCCTCACCGGAAAAGGTGACACTATGGCGGCTAATCGTCTCGGATGCGATACCAGCCTTCTCCGGTGCGCTGTTGGCTGCCTTGCTAAGCTTATAACGCATGATGTCAACGCAACCCATCACAACATCCGGCGGATACACAACAAGGTGTACCTCCACGCAATCTGCATCCGGCAGTTCCGGTGACAATGTTCCGCCGCTGCCAACGGTGTACAGATAATCTCCGATCTGTACAGTATCGCCGCTGTGGATGCGCAGGCTGGGTGTAAGCATTGTGTTGTTCTGGATTGCCGTTTTATGGCAAAAATTCCGAACGGTAAATGTGTTGTGCGTCTCCTGTCGCACCGCAGATTCCAGTGCGGTCAGATATTCGTTAAGCATTTCTTCTGTTTCTGCGGTCTCCACAAATTTCCGGAGATGCTCTGCTGTCATTAACATTGCGCATCGTCGCTCCCTTCCTTACTTCTTAAATTTGGCAAGTACAACCTTGGATGTGTCGGACAGAGCCACAGCATAGAAACGATCTGCGCTGATGTCAGTCTTTCTTGCGAGCGTATCACGCTCTGTTTCCACGTTGGTGTCACGCTTAAGGTATACGGTCAGTGCTGCGGTATCGTCTTCTGTTTCGCTGTCCTGGTTGAGCTTGACGATCGGGCAGAAATAGCAGGGTGTAGTGGACTTAGACACCTTGTCACCAATTTTGGCAGACGGCAGAGTCTTCTGTACATCGGCGATATTGCTTGCAGTGGTAGCTGTGCCGGAGGATTCGTCGAAATAGTACCACTCACTGTGCAGCGGTACTTTCTTGGACGGTACAACACGGCAGTTAGCCACCATGCCAATTTCGCCGGTCAGCATTACGCCGCTCTTGTACTTGTCAGCGCTGATAAAATCACTGTCCTTGCGCAGCTGGGTGACCTGCTTGGGGTGTACAAAAATCACCTTGTCTGTGTTTACTTCCTCGTCCAGCACGTCGATAGCGTCCACAATGCCAGCGTACTTGATAACCGCAGAGCTGCCGTCATAGACAAGCTGTGCGCCCTGCAGAGCTGCCATTGCATCTGCATCAACCTTTGCGGCGATAGACTTTCCGATCTGGTTGTTGGTTTCTGCAACCGGGTTGCCATAGCCAGACAGTACAGACTCATCGGTCAGTTCAACCGCCTTCATTGCCTTCTTGATTTTAACGGTGGTTGTGCTGGTCTGCAGCTTTACCGTGTCAGCCTTGACACCCTCTGCAACGTCCACAGCGTCACCAATGTAGCTGTACTGGGGTACTGTGATGGTATCACCAGGCACGCCCTGCAGGGTTGTGTCCAACTTTGCGAACGGTGTAACAACGATCTTGCTTGTGATTTTAGCGGAGATCATATCCGCCATAACCTGCGGATTTACGAGGTCCTTAATGGTTGTGGTATCTGCCATAGTTATTCTCCTTTTCTCCCTGTGAGGGTGTCATATGTTTCCTTGTCGTTCTTGTACAGCTCCAGGCGCTGTGCGTAGGACATTTTTGCGAATGTGTCTGCTGTAACCGCTGCGCCGCCGCTGTTGCCAGGCAGCTTGTTCTCAATCACCTGTTTCTGTTCCGCCGCCTCAAATTGGTTCGGGAACTGGCTTTTCAGTGTTTCCAGTGTTGCATCCCAGCCTGTCAGCTTTCCGTTATCGTCCAGCGACACGCCATCCATGCCCTGCATCTTATACGCCAGATAGTCAGTATCCAGTGCGCCAGCTTTCAGCAGTGCAACCTGTACAGCTGCATCCAGCTTTGCTTTTGCAAGGTCTGTTTCCAGCTGTGCAATGCGTGCGTTTTCCTGGTTCTGCTTTGCGGCACTGTCTGCCTTAGACTGTTTCTGAGCCTGTTTCAGTGCATCCTGTGCTTGCTGCAGCTGTGCCTGTAGTGCGCCGTATTCTTCCGCCGTGTAAGTCTTTCCGGACGTAGGAGGGGAAGTATCCGGCTGCTGCTTTGCGCCGTCTTCCGGCGTATCCTGTTTCTTTGCCTCTTCTGCCATTTTTATCATTCCTTTCTGTTTTTTTGTATAAAAATAGCACCGGTTTCCCGATGCTGATTTTTCGAAATAGAAACGCCTACCCACTAGCTTTTTTTGTTTCTATTTTCCATCCCTCCGCCAGTTTTAGCCCGTGGTCGGGGCGGTAGTTACTCTACAATGTACCAATCCTCTGCAAGCATATCGGTCTGACTAGCCAACCAGCCGATGCAATACCGATTATCTGCGGTTTTCATAACAACAGAATCGGTGAATGGATAACTTCCGTCACCGATTTCCTGTGTCAGTAATTTTCCGTCAGCAAGGTACAAGTACATTCCTTTGCCGTTCCAGCCAGTTCTGGCAACTTTCTTTCCGGCTTTCAGAGCCTCCAAAGCACCACCGAATGTCAGTCTATTTTCTAAATTTCCCATATTTTTCTCCTTTCGGACATGAAAAAAGCACCTCATTTGAGATGTTTTCCATGGTATCCAGTTTTATTTCTCAAAACGAGTCCTATTTTGAGATGTTCTTTTCTGGTTTGTACAATTTTCCTTTGCCGCCGTTCGTTTTTGGTTCTGGCGGCTGTACTTCCGTTGCATATCCCTCGTGATGTGGTATAACAACATTGTTCTTTTCTTTTTGTTTCTTGACGTATCCTGCACGATACTCTGCATAGGACTCGCCGGAAACCTTTTTAAGCTCCCGGTTCTCGTTGTCCCACTTGTAATCGCTGCCGGCTCTGAGCGCCCATCTGGGGCGGCTGTAGGCATGGCAGCGGCAATTGATATCCTCGGAGGGGATACCGAATTTACCAGGTGCTTGTGCTTTTCTGCCGTCAATTTCAAATGGTTCTTCCAACTCTCGGACTTGTCCGTCCAGTTGTACGTGGTGCGGTCTGGTTTTTCTGTCCATAGTGCTGTCCCACTGTTTCACCAGATCGGCACCGTGTTCCTTTGCGGCTTTTGCGGCATCCAGCCTGGCGGCGTTTGCGATGCGGTTTCCTTCTGTCCGGACAATCAATTTCGCACGTCCCAGAGCGCCGCCACGCATACCGGCATAGTTTCCAATCATCTTTCCGGTGATTTGATTTGCCATGTCACTGTAGCTTGCGCCAGACGCAAATCCAGCTGACACAATGTCAGTGATGTGCTTTTTTAAGCCGTCAAAATCTTCTCCGATACTGTCGTATAGCGACTTAGACAATTTTGTCTCGTTGGTTACAGCCCGATGCACCTTGTCTTGTGGGATAGGCAACGCAAGGCGTAGACCGTCACTCTGCAGCTCGTACAGAACCGCCGTGTGTCCGGTTGTGTAGCAGTCTTGCAAGTACACTTGTACTGTGTCATAGGTGTTGTTGTGTAGCTTTTCCAGCACCTGTTCCAGCTGTTTTTTAACTGCCTCCTGGAAAGACTTCTGGTATGCGATTGCCTGCCGGTTCTCTTCGTCCGTCCGTTCGTCCAGTTTTTTTATTTTTTCCTTGACACGCTCCAGCGCCAGACTGTACGACCGTTCCAGCTGTGCAAGGACTCGCTTTTCCTGCTGTAGCTCATACTTCGTTGTCTGTTTCTGCGCCGGTGTCATTTGCCGCACCTTCTTCCAGCTGCTGCATCATGCTGTCCAGCTGTTCGCTGTCAGCCAGTTCTATTGCTTTTCGCACCTCAGATTCATCCAGTTCCAGCACGTTACACAACTGCGGCAGTACCGGATCAATTCCAACTTGTGCAGCAGCAGCAAGCAGCGTGTTGATTTTGGTCTGCGCCGTGGTTGCCTCTGTTGATTCGATTGTGGCGTTGTCAGACTCGTTTGTGATGCAGGATCGTGTGAAATCCATCTTGACATCTGCACGAGTATAAGCCGTGCCACGTTCCTGGTTGATGCGTTCCAGCACCACATCCAGGATTCCGCCCATCGTCTGCCGCAGATGCGTTTCCAGCTTGTCGCACTTGATGTCAAGCAATGCGTACCGGGACTTAATGACAACGTTTGTAACGTTTCCGTCTCCGACTTGGGAGGCGTCAAAGCCCATGCCAAATTGATAGATGTTTTCCTTGTCCAATTCCAGCTTGACTTTTCTCGCCTCATACGGGACAGTAACCGTTTTCATTTCCACGCCGCCGCCGTCTGCTGTGCCAATGACTTTTTTAGTTTTGAGATTCTGCATCAGCTCTGTCATGTCAGTGCCAGGGAATCCGGACACTACTACCAGATACTCTGATGCGTCCTGCAGGTTGTTGGACAATCCACAGGACATCAAATCGTAATCATCAATCAGCGCCTTGATCGGCTGCAATCCGGATACTTGTTCCCGGTTATTGTCAATCCGGAACCACGGCAGGAATCCCAGCCCCTCGAAGTACGTATCATCTGAGTTGTGTTTCTTGTACAGCACGTGCGGTCTTGGGTTGGGCGCATCCGCTGTCGATGCGTCCAATGTAATTGTGCCACTGTCAACCTGGGTATACATCCATGTCTGGTTATCATCCATGACCATGATCTTGTACACTATGTGACCGTAGATATCCTTACGCTGCAGATAGCGATACAAGACGTAGTCTCTGCCATCTGACGTATACCGCCCGTCTGCCTCGGTTACCGACAAGGAATCAGCGCACTGGAATGACAGTCTACCGTCCGTATCCACATATGCGTACAACCATCCCCATCCACACACAACAGCGTCTGTGCAAGCGTCAGCCAGTTCTGCACGGAATCGGTCGTTCTCGTTAAAATAACGGTCCATTTCCTTTTGCAGCTCTGCGTCCTCAGCTGTGACAATACGGTCTCTGTTGCTGAGCAGGTACTGTATTTCCTGGTCAACCAATTCTGTGAAAAACGGGTGAGCTATCTTGATGTTGCTCCTGGTGTGATCCTCTTGCAATTCCCCGAAAGCGTCATAATAGAACAGCCGGTAGTCTTGTATATCATGCGCTGCGTGGTAATACCTGCGTCCAACCTTAGCTTGTGCCTTGCGGTTGTCAATTGTATTGAGTAGCGTCTGTATCTCTCCAATATTAAGCATTGTGTCACCTCCTATACAAGCCACATACCCTGCGGCTTGGGGTTCTCGTATACTCCCGTCAACGCATCCGGTGCATCATCGTGTGTGTTCTTTCCGTCTCGCTGGTAAGCAAGGATTGCTTTTGCGAAATCCTGCCATCGATCCATCCAATTGACAGGGAAAAGAACATTGCGCATAACGCCGGTGCTGTTGGACAGAATCCGTGCAACCTTGTTCTTGTTCTGGTGGAACCACGTGATCTGGGTGTGTTGATTCCCAAGTTCTCTGCATTCTCGCTCTACGTTGCGTGCAAATCCTCTACCGCCGTTGTTGGACTCTATGATTGCACACCCTATGCCGTGTTCTGTCAGCATTTTCGCCGTTTGCGGCTCTGTTATTTCCATAGGGTCGCTTGTGTATAGCACGTCTAAGACGTAGTACGTACCGTCGTACACGCCATAGCAGATGCTGCACAGGTAGTCGCTGCCCTCGTCTGCTGTGTCCGTATAGCACAACAGGTATTGGAGCAGTGACTCTCCACTCTCATCTGTGGGCAGTGCTGTATACGTCTGTATGCTGGTGTACAGTCTGCCCTTGATGTCAATAGGCTCTTGTTGGTAGTTGGCTGCGGCGATCTCTTTTCCCATAGCGCCAATTTTGGCAAGATAGGATTTTTTCGACAAGATTCCGTCGCACAGCATCGTGCCATCATCCTGCAAGGCTTTCATTTTCACGTGCCGCAGACGTGCGCCGGATTGCTTGTAATGCTCCAGCGCACGTCCTGCCAGATCGTCCGTTGCCCAGCGTGTCATTATGATGATAAGCTTTCCGCCCTCTTCCAGACGGGAAAGCATCGTGTCCGTGAACCAGCTCCAATGCTTTTCTTTCACTAGCTCGTTGTGCGCCTCTTCTGCGTTCTTGATAAGATCGTCAATAATCATGAGGGATGCGCCAAAACCTGTGGCTGTACCAGTAGGGGACGTTGCGAGGTAGTTGTTATAACCGCCTTCCAAGCTCCACAGATTCATGGCGCCGTCACCACGCTTGATATACACGCCAGGGAACACATCGGCATATACAGGCTTGTACAAGTCCGCTTTCTGTTCCATGATGGCGTTTCGGACATTTTTGGAAAACATTGTGGAAAGTGTCTCATTGTAAGAGCCTGTCATGATCTTCTGTGTTGGGTCACGTCCTAGCACCCATTCTACCAGCAATCCGGCTGTCCGGGATTTTCCGTGCCGTGGGGGAACGTTCACAATCATGACTTCGTCCGACGATTCGAAAAACTCTTGAAACTCTCGGCAAATCGTCTCAAGGTACGACCTGTCCGCCCGGTAGAAATCCGGCGCTACAAGGTTGCAGTACGAGAAAAAATCACGCCGTGCAAGCTCCACTTTTGCCCGAAATTTCAAAAGCTGCTTATCCATCATCAATCAGCTCCCGGAGTTCTTCGGTGGTCAATCCGGAAAACGGATCCGTCTGGACGGATGCCTCAACCTTTGTCGTGTATTCTCCGGTCATTTTGTTCAGAGTATCAATTGCTTTTATCCGGCACTGTGGGTCGTTTATTTCATCTTTCGCAATGTCGGACAATATGACTTTTCTTTCTCGTGCGTCCAGGATGCGCTTGTCTCTTTCTTTTGATTCCAGTTCCTTGATGTAGTTCTGCACTTCAACGTTTTTCAACAGCCTGTTCGCTTGGCTGTATGCCGTTTTCTGGCTGTATCCTGCCTTGATTGCAGATTCCGTGCCGTTGGAACTGGCTACATAATATTCCGCAAATCGCATCCGTCTCAGATCCATAATATCACCTCATGTGCCGCACCTCGTCAAAAATATTATGATACATCTCGTACAACTCAGCATTTTTTTCAAAGCTGAATTGTTCCATTTTCGGGTTTTCGTTCAAATTCGAAGAAGTTTCAAGAACGAATTTTCCAATTTCTGTGTCAAACAAAATCACCTTGCTGTGATTGGTGTATACTGTCACATCCCAGTTGTTCGCATCGCACACAGTTTGCAGGCTGTCGAAATATCCGTACTTTTGCCCTGTCTTGCTATCGTTCGACATGATAGAGCCAACCAGGAAATGTGCATATTCCAGTCTGTCTTTTTTGTGCAGGACGTCCAGCACTTTCAAATGCTTTTTCCCAACTCTGAGCGTGGATGCCTCCATGCTCTTAATTTTGGTCTGGGATGCGATATAATTGACAAAACCAATCGAAGAAAAGCCGCCGAACGACACGATTTTATACACCGTATCATCATCTGGCAGCTTTTCAATCAGATCTTCAATCAGCCTTGATTCTCTCACAACGTTAAATTTTATGTTTTTCTTTTTCTGTTTTACAATATGTACCATGTTATCACCTGGGCATAAAAAATGCCCGATGGCGTTACACCATCAGGCACAGTATGTTATGTTACTAATTATAGCACAGCGGATGCCGAAAGTCAAGTCTTTTCAAGGATTTTTTCGAAAGCTTTCTTGACCTGGTATTGTGATTGCTTTCGGTTCACGCCGCAGCGCTCGTTCACTTCCTCCCAGGAATAACCATGTACATAGTATCCGCAGATTAGTTCTTTTTGTAGCTGGCTCAGCTTTTCACACGCCGCCTTGATTTCACGCCGCAGCGGCGCACGTGCTTGTCTCTTTTCTTTCAGTTCATTTTGCAGCAGTTCCAGCGTTTCCACATATGCCTCTTGTGATGCAATCGGCTCTCCTCTGCCGTGCGGCGTATCTCCATACCGCATTCCGCTGATGCAGCCAGCTGACGCCCTATAGCTTGCAATTTCCTTTTCTTTCGCTCTGATTGCTTTTCCTGCTTTCCGGCATTGCTTAAGCGTCTCTATCGTCATAACATCATCCTTTCTAACACTCGCTTAACACTCGTTTTACGCTCGGCGAGCGTTACCAACGCACGGTTTAACGCTCGTTTTATCCGCACACCAATTTGCACAGAAAAAATCCAAGTCCAAAACACCAGATTGCAATTGCAACGTACACAATAATTCTGGGTTTCATTTTTTGTCACTCCCATCCGTGTAATTGATATCCACATTAACGCTCAGATCGTCAACATCAATACCATATTCGCTGAGCAGATATTTAATTGCATCATCTGCCGTGATTTCTTTTCCAAGCACAGACGGCATCTGCAATAATTCTTGCACGCCGTCAAATATCCGTTTTAATCGTACTGTACGCCATCCTAACGCCTTTTCTATCGCAACTAGAGTAACTGCCGCCCCTTGCCTTGCGCCGTCTTGTAGGGCTTTCTGTTGCATCTCAGCGTATGACGTTTCAGAGATGCGGACGGCGTAGCGGTTTTTTCTAGCATTCATGCTTTTGCCTCCTGTTTCAAAACGTTACCGTCATATTCAGAATCGCCGCCGCAATCCAGTAGACAGTCCGTCTGTAGTCCTTGTGCCACAAGCACACCGCCGCTGCACCAACGTCCAGTATAATCATAGCAATTGGCAGTATTTGTGTGGTGTTTACTTTAATCATTTTTCATCTCCTCAGTAGCTTCGTTCCAGTGTGCAGCAGCGTACTTGTACGCCCTTTCCCACGTAGACTTTCCGTTTTCGATTTTCAAATGAGGCTTTCTAAAAAACGGCTTGCACTGGATTGTACACCACGCTCCAAAGCCGCTTGCTTTGTATGCATAATCCCTTTTGACTTTGGGAATTTTTCCACATACGGGGCAGGGATTCAATTTAATTTCGCTCATTTCCTCACCCCCACGCATCATCATCCCAGTTGTGCCAATGATACGCAATAGACGTGCATCTTCCACCGCCAGCAGGCTTTGTACAATGCGGATTGCTTTTTGCTTCCTTGAATGTGGTCAAATAGGCTACATACTTCTTGTACACTTTGTCAGCATCTTCAGACGTGTAATCTTCTTTGGGCTCCGCTTCTTCTTGGAAATACTCGTCAACAATCTTTTTTGAGGCAAGATAGTTCTTGCAGTATATGATAAACTTATCCCGCTTCATGTTTCGTTGCTCATTTCCACCAGCTTCTCACACATCGCCGCCAGCTGGATTGCCTCATGCGCTGCATAGATGCCAGCACCAGTAAGATACTTTGCGTTTGTAACCGCACTTGCCATATCATCCTGTCTTGTGTCAATATGCAAGTCCCCAAAAATCTGTTTGCAGGTCTGCACCTGTTCTTCCAGCTCTTCCAGCTCCTCACGGATGACGCTTTCCGCCTCGTGCAGGCTGTGGAATCGTTCCTCGTGCTGTGCCTTGCTGTATTCCAGCTCGTGACCGACTAACTGCGGCACGGCAGTTTTTGTAAAATCACTTATCATAATTTTCTCCAATCTCAAAATGAATTTTGGCTGCCTCTGCACACGCCAGGTACTCTTTCGCATATTTGCTGCTGCCGTGTGTTTCTTTTACTTTCGCCTCAAATTCTTCCAAATTGCCTTCGAAACAGCCGCACTTGACAAGGATATCCCCATTTTTGGTTCTGAACATCGTTGTAGTTCTGCAGCAGCTCCCAAATCCCTTAAAACAGATGCAATCAGAGGCGTTATTGACCAAGGCATTACCGTAGACACTGGCATTACCGGAGACCCTGGCATTACCGTAGACCAAGGCATCACCGGAGACCCAGGCATTACCGTAGACACTGGCATTACCGGAGACCCAGGCATTACCGTAGACCAAGGCATCACCGGAGACCCTGGCATTACCGTAGACCAAGGCATTACCGGAGACCCTGGCAGCACCGTAGACACTGGCATTACCGTAGACCAAGGCATCACCGGAGACCCTGGCATTACCGGAGACCCTGGCATTACCGTAGACACTGGCATTACCGGAGACCCTGGCATTACCGGAGACCAAGGCATCACCGGAGACCCTGGCATCACCGTAGACCCTGGCATTACCGGAGACCCAGGCATTACCGGAGACCCTGGCATTACCGTAGACCAAGGCATCACCGGAGACCCAGGCATTACCGGAGTGTTCCAGATTATCTTCCTTTTCGATGTATCCTCCAAGGTCGCCTTTTTCCACGCCCCCAAAGCTTACAAGGGCCTTAATCTGGAATAGTTTTCTTCCAAGGTGCATTTTGGTGTTTGTTGTTAACTCGTACTTTTTCATTTTCTTTACCTCGCATTCTCAAAAAATATGACTTTATCATCCCTGCAGTACCGTTCCTCAAACAGTTTCCGCTTGACAATATACAGATCGTCTTTTTTGGTCGCCTCTGATTTTACATCCTCAACCGTCAAGATACCATCCTGGCGGTACGAGAAGTCTGCAACATACTCCACGGCTCTCTCATATCGCCACAGATACCGCCACGGCTCGATCAGCAGAAACCTCGGTTGTATTTTCAGATCTGTAATTTCTCCGTTTTCCAGCATTCTGTGCAGCTCATTACACCGGAACGCCTCTTTCCTGCTGTCGTGGACGTGTCCTTGCAGGCACTCACGCTTGCTGGCGTTGTATTTGTTATTTCTCATGTTATTTGCATCACCTCAAAAAAATCGCTTGACAAGTGGGGAAGAAATGGTGTATAATAAATCCGTCATATCTGTGCCAAGCGAAGATATGTGGATTGACGAAATGTCTTGAAATTATTTAATGCCGAAAAGCAAGGAAAACCGTCTGTGATGTTGTGTCACAGGCGGTTTTTCCATTTCCTGCAACATCTCCTCTGCCAACCATCCCACCGCAAATGTCAATCCAGATTCTGCACAAATGTACCATACACCGGATTTGGCTTTTCTCGCTCCTCTTTTCTCCGCTGCTTGTCCTTTTCTTCCCAGGCTCGGAAAAATGCTTTCCAATCTCTCAACGGCTCACCGTGATACCGCCAATCGTTGGCTTGCATAACTCGGAAAAATTCTCCGGCATCACACCCTGCGCCGAGCTGATCTGCATACGATCTGACCTCTTCTTCTGTCGCCGCCGCTGCCGCTGAGGTACAGGAAAGGGCAGAAGGAGCAGCAGCAGCATAATAGCATTCTTTATCTTCTTTATCTTCTTTTACTTTCTTATACTGTTGGGACGACCCTGGGACGACCTTGGGATTGCCTTGGGACGACCCTGGGACGTTGCTTGGGATGTTTTGAAACTTATCAAAGTTATTTATCGCAAATACTGTGTATTTCTGATATTTGTACCTTGTGACCTCTCCTGTGGATTCCAGATGCTTAATTGCAGTCCTTACCATGTCCACACTGAGCCTTGTTTCTTTCGCCAAGACAGCATAACTGCTCACTCTGCTGCCTCGTCTTATCACGGTTCCGTGCCACCTGCTGTCCTCAATGGATACAGTCAGCAGCAGATGCAGAAATACAACCTTGGTGTTTACATCGTCGTACCACTCCCACTTAAGGAGGCTGCGATATAGCTTGACGTATCCATTTTCCAGCATATTCAATCACCTCAAAACGGTACGTCTCCGTCGCTCAGAATCTCCTCGAAGTCTCCCAGATTGCCGATCTGCTGTGCCTGCTGTACATCCTGTTGGTATGTATGCGCCACAGGAGCGCTCTGCGGCGGCTGTGAGCGTGTTTGCGGCTGTGGGTTATAAGTTTGCGCCTGCGTTCTTTGCGGCTGATATGGGGCGTTCTGAGCAGCCTGTGAGCCGTCTTTGTTTCCCACAAATCCGACGTAGTCCGCAAGCACATTCATGCTGTAGTGCTTGACGCCGTTGTTGTCCTCGTAGTCGTTGTTCCGCAGCTCGCCGGACACCTCTATCCAACCGCCTTTCCGGAAATAGCGGCTGACAAACTCTGCCGTGTTCCGCCATGCGGCGCAGGTAATAAAATCTGCCTCTCGTTCTCCGGTCTGTTTGTTGGAAAATTTGCGGTTGACAGCCACCCGGAAACGGCATACTGCAATGCCGCTTGTTGTCTGCCTCAATTCCGGATCAGCGCACAGCCGCCCGGTAATGTGGATACTGTTCATTTTAACCTCCCAATACGTCGGAAAAATCTGTTTCCTGTGTTTCTGGTTCCTGGATGGTTTCTGCTTGTGCTGTGGGGACAGGCTCAGACTCTGGGTATTCCAGATTTTCCACATACTCTGAGGTCCCGTCCTCGTGCTGTACTGTCATATCGTTGGTGATAGCTCGCTCCATCTCAATTGACATAATGCCCCACTTGCTGATTAACTGACGCAACATCGTTTTGCAAGCCATTGCGTCAAAATCTTTCTCCCAGAATGTATACCCTTTTCCAGCAGCATATCCTTTTGAGTATTTTTTGGCGTGGGACTCCATCTTCTCTCTACTCCAATAGATGGATTTTCGGAAACCGTTTGTATATTCAAACATGGCGTAATATCCGGTGGTTTCCGTTTCTTCACGCTGTCTTGCATCCTGGATCAGCTGCACCTCGATTTCCTCGTTGAGCGGATCAAATCGCACCAACTCTCCGTTTTTGATGGGCAGTACATTCAGTTTCTTGTACTGTCCGGAGCGGATTGCAAGCTGGATATATCCCTTGTAGCCCAGCTGGAATTGTGCTGTTTTCCGGCGGTTTCTGCTGTCGTTAAATGGGACAAGATAATACTGTCCCAGCTGTGGGGAAGGTGAGAGGTTCAGACCCTCTCCCAGGAGACCGGCAGAGAGGATCGTCCCTGCATCACAATCCTGGAGCGCTGGATTTGCGCTGACCGCTGACGTGATAGCCGTCACAAATCTTGCCGCACGTTTCGGGTCGGACAAGGTGTTCTGGATCAACCGCTTGTATCCGTCGGTCTGGATTGCAACGGAAAAGGGTAACTTTTTCCCTCTGCTGTTTGCCAATGTGTTTGATACTGCCATGTTATGCCATCCTTTCTGTATCTACATACGTATCTGAGCCATTAACTCTTTTAAGGACTCTGTACGCAATTCCGGCGCTTTTCATATAATCTCGCAGCGCTATCATCTGTTCCCGTGTACAGGTTGCAAGGAAAGCTGCAGACCCAATCTGGGGCGGAGTTGTGACCGTTTCTCTTGGCGCTGTCACAGCAACTTGCTCCGGCACAGGCTCTGATTTTGGTTCGGGCTGAGTCATTTCCTGTTTGCGTCGCTCAATTTCCTGCTGTTCTTTCCGCTTGCATTCTGCCTCTTCTCGCTGCCGCAACGTTTCCGCATACTGCATAGCGCTTGTCAGATTGTACCGTTTCTGGTACTCTGAGATGATAGCCGACAGATACGGCTTGTCCGCATATTGCGTGCGTATTGCATTCAGAGCGGCTTTAATTCTGTCAACGTGATCTGTGATCTCCAGCTTTAAGTTTTCCTTTTTCTGGGAAACATTCGCCCATTTTGGATTCAAGATTTCGTCAAATCTGATAAATTCCCGGAGTTCCTGTTCCGTGACATAATCGTCAAATGCCTGCCGCAGCTGATTGTATTTGTCTTGCTTTCTGGCATCGTCAAATACCTTGATCTGTCTGTCAATTGCCGCAATTGGTGCCTGTATCATCCCAACAAGTTCCTTGCACTGCACCTCAAATGCCTCATACGGTGCAAGACAGGTTCGCTTGATCTCTTTCCGCTTGTCCTCGATAGCTTTTACAAGCTGATTCAGTTTCGCCTTGTCAGCTTTTGCTGCCTTAATACCATCCTCTGTAACCACCAGATTGTTATAATAATCCAGTTTTGGGGAAATTTGCTCTTTCAGATCGTCAAAATTCCACTCGATTTTCTGGGGAAGGACGGACAAATCTGTTTCCACAACCAATTCCATAGTGTTTCGCTCCTTTTTCTTATATTTCCGGCAGAATCAGCGCCGGCTTTTCCTTTGCTTGCACCATTTGCCAGAATGTTTCTTCTTTCTCGAGCAGCCATTCCAGATCTTCCAGAACGTCACTCCGTGTAACCGTATACTCCCGGATTTGCTTTCTCGGTGTTCCGGCGCTTGTGTATCTAAGATAGGCACACAAGCACACAAAATCCCAGCCAGTAGCAAGCAGTTGATGCAATACTTGTACGTAGTAATTTTGTGGCAACTGGTTGTTCCATTCTTCCCACTGGGTGCTGTTCTGTATCGTACACGTTTTGATTTCCAGGATGCCTTTTCCGCTCCCGTCTTTTGGCAGTAGTTCGCCGTCCAGCGTGGCGTATAGCCAATTGTAGTTGTCTTTTGCGTACATCCGGTAAGGATGATACGCAATATCATATTCCGGATGCTCAACCCGGAACAGGTCACGGATGATTGGCTCAGCCGCAACCCCAAATGCCACAGCCGACTGATTGGAGATATCCTTTTGCGTTGACAGCCCGGTTTTTTCTTCCCACAGCTGTACATTTGTTTTGTATTTGTTAAGTCCTACCACGCACGCCGCATCACTTCCACCGATGCCACTTTGACGACAGCTCAACCATTCCCGGCGTGTTTCTGGGTCGTACAAGATCATTCCTTCACATCCTCTGCGATTTCACGGATTTCCTGTAACAGTCGTTGTACATCACAGTCAATATTCTCCCATGTATCAACTCCATCACTAAGCAACATCTTGTTGTAGTACTCGCAATCCTTATCGTAAGCTGCACAGTATGACTTGCTGCACTGATGTTCTGTTATTGTCCATCCGTGAGGAAAAATTCGCACGAAAATCTGTGAAACGTGCGGATGGATTTCAACAAATATCTGCATTTCTGTTTCTTTTGACGCATTTATTTCCATTGCCAGACGTACGATTTCCAAGCCAACTGCGATACTGTTCCCCTTAGCCACGCTTGCACACCTCCTCAATAACTGACTTGTCCTGCTCTGCGCTCTTTTCCCGTTCCAGCGCCTGCTCATAGCCCTGGAACTCGTCACGCAGCATCAGAAACCGCAGCTCGTCAGATGCCACATCATCGTGCATCATGCTGATGATCTTAGACTTTTTCAGCTCGCTTAATTTAATTCCCATTGACATTTCCCTCACTTCATGCTATAATGTATATGTACATTTTCATTTTCTTTGCGCCCCGTTGTCGGTTATCTCCGGCGACGGGGTCTTTTTTTATGCTGCAGTGTCCGCAGCGCCTTCTCTTTCTCAGTGGTTGACATTGCCATATAATTACCATATGACATTCCAAGTGCGTCAGCGTGGCGGACGGCATCCAGAAAAGACTCAAATTTTTCCACACGCAGACCGCCAAATGTAACCGTTGTTTCTATGGTTTTGGTCGCCGTGCCATGTGTTCTGCGGTACTTCTGGCGCAGATAGCTCTCTTTTCGCAGTTCTTTCTGTCTGACTGCCGCACACTCCGTGCAGCGCACATGAGAGCCATTCGTTTTGACGATTTTTTTCCCACAGTCCACGCAATTTGAGATACGTGGGATATACTTTGGATTTGCCATTTTCTCACCTGTTTCTTTTTATTTTTTCTCAAAATAACGAGAGTTGTTGAGGCTCGTGGTACTCATCTTCCCACTCAACACCGATCCAGTCAAGCACACGCCCCCAGCCGTATTTCTCGCCGTTTTCATCGGTGCAGCAGCGGTACATCCAGTATTCCCATTCTTTAGGGTTATCCTCTCGGAGGCGATCAAATCGGTGTGGGCGTTTTTCGATGTGGATGCCAAATCCACACATTGAACAACCAGTGCGCTGCGCTCTTGTGGTGTATAACGTCCCATCTGGCTTTCTTTCAATTTTCCCGTATGCTCTCGGGATTGGTACATCCAGATCAATTGCAAGCTGTAACAAGTCCTGTCTGGAAAAAATTGTAAACGGGCAACTGCGTGTAGTGCTTTTCCCGTAGTAATTGCACCCGTTTTTTATCAGCGCCATTTCTCGTTGACCACCTTCCGATGCCATAAGCCCCAGATACGGCACGCTGTTGTGTGCTTTTGCCCAATCATCACAAGGCTTTTCTTTCATGTAATAGCAACATTTCGACGACACTTGAAAATCCGGTGCCGGTCTGATCTCCAGATCTGGTCTCACCTCGCTGTAGTTGCCACCGAAAAGTTTGATCCATTTGTCCTGCAGCTTGATGCGGTCACTGTGCTTGTATCCGCCTTGCTTGCCCATATCGCCTGTCATGATTGCGTGAATAAATGTTTGCTTTTCCGCATCTGGCTGTAACAGATAGCTGATCTTGTTTGCTTTTGCCTTGCTTACCACAGGAAACCCCAGCTGCTGTAAGACCTGTGCTTTCCCCATGTAAGGCTTGATGCGGATCACACCAAGCTGTTTATGGATTTCTTGATTCCCTTTATCTTCCAGAACGCTTACAGAAATCGCCGGGACATCAATGCCAATGCTCCGCAGAAATACCAACAGCGTAATGCTATCTAGTCCGCCAACACTGACATGGCATTCTCTGCCCTCGCCGGTAATCTTATCATAGAACTCCCACGCCCTGCGTTTGGCGTGCATTACCTTCTGTGCATACGGTAAGGACTGCTTCTGCAGAAATTCTCCAATGTCCATTTTATCACCCCCTCAACTTTCTCCGGATCAGCCGCATCCATTCCGTGCGCTTTTCCTCGGTGACCGCACGGCACACCGTTCCTTTTAAGTTCTCCCAGTGCCGAAACCACTCAAAAGCGGTATAACCAGCCTCTTTGCAGATCGGTGGGGGGGTACACTCTTTCTGTACGGGTTCTGCGCCTTCTTTTCTGACATATTCCAGAGAGCCGACAAGCTCCGGAATGTCTGCCGCAAATTCACACAGCATCGCTGCACTTTTCCACATTTCTTCTCACTCACTTTCTTTTTCTTTCGTTTCGTTTGCAAGTTTCACGATTGCATCTGCGATGTCTTGCATTATCTCGTGTTCTGGGATTTCCATTACTGCAGCGACAATCTCTGCGACCCAGCTTGCAACGCCAACGCTGCCAACAATCAGACCACCGATTGACGGTCTTTCTGCATCGGCTGTTACCTTTACAGTGTCTTTCGCCTCGCAGATCTCAACATGGAAATTAAATTTCCGTTTCTTCTCTTCCATCTTGCTTGTCCTTTCTGCCGCTTTTGCGGCGTGTCTCTTCGTATTCTCTGCATGGGTACAGCCGGGACCGTTCCGGGCATACTCTGTACCAGTAGCAGGTTTTACACGTGGTTTCGTTCATTTGATTACTTTTAGAGCCTTTCCGGACCAGTCCTCTTCCGGAAACGCAAGCTCAAAAAGCGCTTGCGTGATTTCTCTGGATAACCGTTTTTCTTCTTCCGGTGTGTGGTTTGGGATGCGCATATCCACGATAGCGGATTCCGTTTTGAGTACTACTTTTCGATATCCATCACACTGCTTTTCTTCAATCACTTCTCCGTGAAAATCCATGGCTCACCCTCCTTCGTGCATAGTATATGCCGTTTCAAGCTTGTCGGTTTCTTTTTGCCATAATTTTGTTGACAAAATAAACCTGTCCTTTTCCAGTTACCTTCGGCGTTTTATTCACCGAGATGTGCCCGTCAGAGTGTGTCACGCTCGTTTCCTTGACCTCGAACAGTTTCATTTCCATCGCACGCTGTGTGGGCATATTATAATCATTCCCACGCCGCTTGATAAGATACCCGTTCTCACGCATCCACGCAAATAATCGTGTCTGCCCGGTGTCCACGCCGTTCTGTTTCAAGATTTTCGCCAGCTCACCAACCAGGATGCTTGTTTTCGATGCGGAAACGCTTTCCGCAAACAGCACTTTTGGTCGGTCCTGCTCTACCTTGACTTCCAGCTGTTTCCGCTGTTCCTTCTCTTCCTTGAGCTGTGTGGCAAGCTGGATTAAGAAGTCCGGAGAAGTCAGCGCCTGCTCCAGCGTCTGATCTGTCATATACGCACCATGCTTTCGGATGGATGGCAAGACCTCGTTGGTGACCCATTTCCGGAACGGTTTCGCCTGGGGCTTGTCTGACCGGAGAATCACGGCATACAAGCCGGACTCGTTGATAATGGTGGATTTTTGTGTTCTTCCCATCCTGTCGATGGTGTGAGTCTGACTCACCTCATCTTTTTCCAGTCTTTCCGCAACTCTGGACGGCGTGGTCAGTTCCAGCACCTTGCACACATCAGCCAGTACCCACCACGGCTCGCCGTTTTTCTCAACGGTGCGGATTTCGGAACTTCCATAGTTCCACGTCTGCAGGTTATTGTCCATGTTTCATCTTCCTTTCTTTTCACGCCGGCATCATCGGGGGACTCTCATTGCGGCAGCAGCAACGGATTGCTACATACAGCACGTCTTTTGTTTCTTCTTCTGTAAGACCTCCCATAAGCTCCAGAAATATGACGGTCTGTCCCACGTCTGCCCGGTACTTGTTGCACATATCCACCAGAGTGGTAGTCTCGTCAAATTTTGTTTTTACAGCATCTGCCATTTTGTTTCACCTCGCTTTCTTTTTGGATTTCTGGAACCGGACTGTTTTGTACAATCCGGCGGAAACACCAGCACACGCATATCTCAATGCGGGACGGTATGCAATTGTGCATTTACGGGCTTTCAGCTGCCCGTGGTCGCTGCTGCGTGTATTGTATTGCATATTGCAACGGGTTCCGATCGTTGCTTATTGCCTGCAGCTCGGCTGGTGGAGCGTCCGGGAGTTGCACCCGGAACTGTGGGATGTCAGCCCACGGCATGACTGCATCAATCCATCTGCGGCGGCATCGTACCTACCGCCGCATGAGGGGGAAAAAATAAAATGGAGGTATTACGCCCATGGGCGTATTGAGGATGTTGGTGCGGCGTTCCGGAGTTGCACCGGAGCCAGCGGAAAGGTAGACCGGCTGCCTGCTCGCCACATTCGACCGTGGTGTTACCAGCGCCACGGTCAGCCAAATTGAAAGGAGCATATCAAGCAGTTTAACGTCTTACTCAGGACAAAATAAATCAGATATATTGTGTATTGACCTCATACTCCAATTCAATTCCCAAATTAAGAGCAGCTGCCACAATAACGCATTTGGAATCGTCTTTTACCGCATTTTTCCAAGCTGTCAGCAAATTTGCTCGATAGCACAACTCTTCGCATTCCAGCTCGCATTTTTCCCAAGATTCCGCCGCCATAATCTTATCAGCCAGTTCTTGTGCGGTATAGCCACCCAACTTTCTCAGAGTTTCATTAATGGCGTTTCTGTTTTCTCGGATGGATTTCATTTTATTTCACCTCCTGCGCTTTTTCTTGTCAGTTATCACGATCTGTTCGCAACGCACAATGCGACTGCGAATCCTATCACGATCACAAGTACTTTAATTGCTTGCATTTTTTCTCACCCCGATTTCAACGCTTGCCTTGATTTCTCTTGCAATATTCCGGCGTTCTTTTTTCGCCTCTGCAAGATTGTATCTGTCCCTTGACTCATCGTTCCGCATACTGCGGTTTAGATATTTCATCATTGCAAGCAGCTGATTGTCACCGGCAATTTCCAGTATTTCCTTGACCGTCATTTTTCATTTCCCCCCTTTTTTTATAATATTTTTGCCATACCCCTTGAAAAATATTTCACAATCTGCTATAATAAGATTATATTTGAGATTGGAGGTATTTTTTATGAGATCAAAATTATTAGCAATCACACTCGCTGCTGCATCTATGCTCTGTTTTGCAGGCTGCGGCAGTTCCACAGGTTCTGGAACATCCTCACAGGCTGACGGGTCCAGCGTGGAGGAATCTTCTGCAGCGGAAACCATTCCGGCAGGAGATTACACCGCATCCGGAGACGGTACTGTGTACCTGTCCACCGCCGGCGGCACAACAGAGGATGGAAACATTCCTGTTGTCAGTGCGTCAAGTGATATGCAGATCAAGCAGATCGGGATTAACGCCAACGGTTATGATGGGTCTATGATGGCTTACATCTACATTGACGGTAACCTTGTGGACAAGCAGCAGCTGTCTGATTCTCAGTCCACGCTTGACCTGTCCGGTGACAGTCTGAGTGAGGGAACACACAAGGTGGAGGTTGTCCAGTATACCGGTGATACGGTATCCGCTGACAACGTCGCAACCTACCAGACCATGCAGTACGAGATTAAGTACTAATCGTATTGATTCCCAGCATCTTCAAGAGCCTGCCGCTTTGCGGCGGGTTCTTTTTGTTTTTCGCCTTACGGCGTGGAGCGGTCAGTTTAGAGCCGTACCGCCGGACGGCTTTTTCATTATGCAAAAAGTTCGGAATCATCGAAATCTTTGAATTTGCGTCGCTCCCCATTTTTCACAGTAAGTGGAATGTAGAAATTATATTTTCCGTCGTAACGGGAAAAGTTTACAACGTTTTCCCGTGATTCTGTGATTTTGTAGCCTTCCCAAAGATGCTTGATGGTGATTTCTTTCGCTCCGTATGCTTGACCGAGTTTTCTCGCTTCGGTTCTTACGGTCTGTGTGCTGCAAAGTACATCAAACATAAACCACACCTTAGAATTATCAAACTTAAAAATGCACGGCTCATGGTTTCCGTGATCAAACTCCACATTGCTTTCGTTAATCCACTTCATTTCGTTATTCCTCCGTGATATTTCTTGTTCAGTTGTTCGCACCCCTGTGTGAATCACTGTATATATTATACACCACTTTGTGCGAACTGTCAAGCTATTTTAGCATAAAAATTTCCACAAATGTGATAGTTGAAAATTGTGCAGCTCGCACAATATGAACAACCTTTCAAAATTTCCACTTGACAAGTTACCACAATTGTGGCATAATATAAAAAGAAGGGAGGTGATATAATGGAAACAAAAAACTTACTTGAAAAGCTGCGAACCCAGCGGAAATTGACAAAAAGAGATGTCTGCAATGGTACCGGAATCCCATATACCACATATACAAAATATGAGTACGGGGAACGGGAACTTGGTTTAGGCAGTTTGCAAAAGCTCGCTGATTTTTACGGGGTGACCACCGATTATCTCCTAGGCAGACCCAGCGCCGACCCACCAAGAGACCTAATCAGAGACGTTGCAGCGAAGTATCATCTGAGCGACGCTCAGAGGGGAATCCTGGCAGCGTACCTCTATATGGATAAGGGTGGACGTGAGAATCTTCTGGAGATCATCCGGGAGCTTGCAGACGGTGCAGACTCAGAAGAGGCACGGAGCAACATGGAGATCGTCACAGAGGCTGCCAGAAGTACAGACCCAGGGAACGCACCGCATCAAGCAGCGTATGACAGGGACAAGCTGGAGGACATGGACAGGAACGCACCGAGAGCAGACGAGGATATGTAAGCCGCAAATAATAACCGCCTGTAATGGTATAATAACCATTGAGGTGATTATATATGGATTACAATATCTGCAAGGACGCCAGGATTGCAAGCTGGCGTTGTCTCATTGATTGCGGCGTGTCTGAGCTGCCGGTTAAGCCGGTGCAGATCGCAAAACATTACGGAGTGGAGTGTATTGATTACGCTCCACTTTTGCGTTGTGGGGAATCCGGGAAAATTCTGCGCCGGGAAGACGGCAGAGTGCAGATCATACTTGACCCGGCACAGCCGGAAACACGGAAACGGGTTACCATACTGCACGAGCTGGGACACTATCTGCTGGGGCATCTCGATGCAGTGCCGCTTGCGGTTCCTGGTGACAGCACGGCATGGCATCCGGCAGAATGCGCCGCAGAACAATTTGCGATAGGCGTATTGATGCCTGCGTGCGTCCTGTGGGGTCTTGACATCCACACGCCTGTTGATATTGCCAGTGTGTGCAACGTCTCCCAGAGAGCCGCCAGGATGCGTGCAGAGCGCATGGAAACGCTGTACCGGCAAGATGGATTCTTGACACATCCGCTGGAGTGCCAGGTGTACAGTCAATTCCACGCATTTTTCCGGGCGGCGAAAAAAGAAAAGACCACCCTGTCCGGACAGAGTGGTCTCTAAAAAGTGTGCTGTTAAAAATTGTCGTTAGTCGATCGGGAAGAAGTCATAGCCGAACAGATCTGCGAACTCCGGAGAGGCTGCAATGTACTTTTCCAGGGTCTCTTCGTTTGTTTCGTCGCCGTCCCAGTCGATAGTGCCGGAAATCTCAAAATCAAAGTAGCTGCTGACTGTCTCCCAGTCGTAAGTTTTGCCGTTGTAGTTAACCGTTGCATTTGTTCTGATTGTGTTTTTCATGATATTTACCTCCAAAAATTATCTTTTTTCTTGACTTATGCTCTGTAAGCGTTCAGATTTGCCAGAAATTCGCCGGTGAACTGATTCTCGTTGTAGCCGCAGATATCGCCGGTCTTAAGGTCGATGTATGCGTTGTCGTATGTACTCATGATGTCACGTGCGTAACCGTCGCCAATGTCTGTACCCTTGAACAGGATGGACTCGATGCCGCCGTTTCTTCTATAATTGATTACAAAGTCCATCACCTTGTTGCCGATCTTGCGCAGGTACATACGATCCTTGCCGTACTTAGTCCAGCGGCTTGCGCCTGCCTTTTCCAGCTGAGTGATGTTCCAGCCTTTAACGATTACTTCCTTAGCCTTTTCAGCGACTTTCTTTGCAGCCTCGATCAGCGCATACTTTGCGTCAACCCAAGCCCAGTGCAGGAAGTAACCGAATGTCTTCTTGTTATCACCGGTCTGTGCCTTGTAGTGGTTCCATGCGTCCTTCATGATTGCTGACAGATTGTACTTTTTCATTTTCTTTTCCTCCGTGTTTAAGTTGTTTGCACTCTTCGTGCTTTCCATGATTCTATTATAGCACATTCATGCTAATTTGTCAAGCGTTTTTAGCACAAAAAAACTATTTTTCTTACTTTTGTACGATTGCACAATTTACACGGCTTGTTTTTGTATACTTTTATACTATTTTCCTGTTGACATTAGTATTATCGTATGATATACTATAATAGAGAGGAGCTGATATTTTTGGAAACAAAAAATAGACTGAAAAACCTAAGACTCAAGCACGGATATAGCAGAGCGAAAGACTTCTGCGAGGAAACAGGGATAAGTTTCAACACTTACCAAAATTATGAATCCGGGAAGAGAGTCCCGTCCACGGAATTTCTCGTTAAGATCGCCGATTTCTACGGCGTTTCCGTTGATTATCTGCTTGGGAGAGTCGAGGACGACAACGCAGAGAAGTTAAGAGACATGACGGAAATGGCAGAATTGCGGGAGTACATCGCCCATGAATTTTTGCAGCTGGACGATGGAGAGCAGCGAGAAACGATGCTTATTGTCAAGAAAAAAATTGACGAAATAAAAGCGAAAAAGGAACAATCAGCGTAAAAAAAGCACCCCTCGGAAAGCCGTGGGGTGCTAAGTGTATCCGGAAAGGGAAATGATTATGGAAACGTATTGTATATATCTGCGTAAGTCCCGTGCGGACGCAGAGGCAGAGGCACGGGGAGAGGGTGAAACACTGGCACGGCACGAAAATACGCTGCTGGAACTTGCGAAACGGAAAAGCTTGACCATAGCTCACATCTATCGTGAGATTGTTAGTGGCGACAGCATCGCTGCAAGGCCACAGATGCAGCAGATGCTACAAGATGTAACCGACAAAATTTACACGGGTGTTTTGGTCATGGAGATCGAACGCCTTGCACGTGGCGACACCATAGACCAAGGGGTTGTGGCACAAGCATTTCGGGATTCCGGAACAAAAATCATAACGCCTGTCAAGACATACGATCCCAACAATGAGTTTGACGAGGAGTACTTCGAGTTCTCACTTTTTATGTCCCGGAGGGAGTATAAAACCATAAAAAGGCGTATGCAAGCTGGAAGGATTGCGTCTATAAAAGAGGGGAACTACATCGGCACAAATCCGCCGTATGGATACAGAAAAATACAGCCGGAACCCAAGGTGAAAACGCTGGAAATCGTCCCGGAGGAAGCAGAAGCAGTAAAAATGATGTTTGGAATGTACTTGTCTGGCAACGGTGCTAGAGCCATTGCAGCGCATCTAAATCAGCTTAATATCCAACCTCGAAAAGCGGCTATGTGGGAGCCTGTCAGCGTTAGGAAAATACTCAGGAATCCCATATATGCCGGGAAAATAGAGTGGAACACGAAAAAAGACGGCACAATATTATCAGATGGATTGCACCCAGCTATCATATCATTGGAGCAGTTCCAACAGGCAGCGGAGCGACACAAAAGGACCGCACCGCAAGTCCCCACCGGATATACAACTCAAAACTACTATCACGGCATTCTTTTTTGCGGTAACTGTGGGCATCAAATGAAACGAAGGCCTTCCCAAAATGGCACACCACATATGCTGTGCCGCAGAAATGAGTGTCGTGGTAAGGTGGTAAGCTCTGCGATCACCAAGATTGACGAGGCAGTGCTGGAATCAATCAAATATAGAATCTCCGAACTCAATCTGTCAAAAGCTCAGTCCGGAGAAGAACAGAAAGAAAAAGAAAGGCAAAAAGAGATCCAGAAAAATCAGCTAGAAAAAGCGCTGGAAAAGTTGAAAAAGCAAAAAGAAAAGCTGCACACTTTGCTGGAAACAGATGTCTATACTGTAGATGTTTTTTTGGAACGTTCAAAAGCGCTGGAAGCGCAAAAAGAAGAGTTGGAAAAAGCACTGCACAGCATCACAGATAGCGCACAAGGAAAAGAGCATCTTGCCCCAGAGCAGGCTGTGATCTGGTTACAATATGTACTGGATAACTTTTCCGCAGCTGATGCAAGCCAAAAAAATAAAATGCTGCAGCGCATTATCAAGAGGATTGAGTACAGAAAAACAGAAAGGATGTGCTACCGGAAGCGAGATTCAGATATGTCGTTGCGCATCGATTTTTTATAACTTAATATGTACAAGTACAATATAATGTTTTGACATTGTATCTAACTTGTACATATTAAGGCTTTCAAAAAGCGTACAATACACTCATTCTGGACTTTTTTACTATTGTGCAATTTGCATAATTCATACGTTTGTGTATTGTGCATATGTACAAAACTACCACGCAATGCGTAGTTTCCTATTGACATACCACGCAATGCGTGGTATAATAGATATAGATTCAGACGAGGAGGGAAAAAAATGAATCTGAAAAAAAATAACGTGAAAGCTCTCCGAGAAAGCAGAAACATTTCCATGGAGCAGCTTGCGGAGAAAACAGGAGCGAACATCGGGACGCTGCAAAAAGTAGAAGACCAGAAAATTGTAGTTGCGTTTTTGGGTAAAGACGTGATAAGAAAAATGGCGGAGGTCTTAGAGTGCAAAAAACTAGAACTCTATTATCCTATGTCAATATTCAAAACGGAAGAAAACGGGTTCCTGCTTGTGGATAACATTTTCTGCGAAATCACCACAGGTGGATATGTGTGGGGCTGTATTGATGATTACTATTTTTTGTTGCCAAAAAGAGTCAAAGAAAACATCCCAGTAATCGATCAAATTATACCGACGCAAAAAGAACCGATCATCAAAAAAAATAGAAATAGAATATACTTTACAGATAGGGAGTATATGTATTTCAATTGCGAAAGAAAAGGAGCGATAAAATGAAAAAAATTAAATTGTATCTGCATTCCCACTTTGATTTTTTCAAGGAATGTTTTGTAGATGGTTGGTCGCTTATAGAAGACGGAGCCTATAGAGAGGAATTTTTCATCCTCCCCGATGGATTCTACATTGATTTGGTTGACGGAGATCCTGCAATAATCGAACGTGAGGACGGCGGAGACATGATCCGAGACATCATCACACTCAATGGCAGACCTTATATTGCAACCGCCGGTTACAACCTTGCGCTGGAAATGACAACGGAGAAGGAACCAGCACAAGAAATTACAGAAATCCGGGAAAAGCTCGAAATGAAAAAAGTTGAATTTGCAGCCGAGCTTGGAATCCCTATCAGAACCCTGGAAGATTGGGAGAGTGGAAACCGAGTACCACCGGTATACCTTGTTAAGTTAATCAGATTTTGGGCAGAGAACAAATAACAAAAAAAGCGGCAGTGCAATGGGAAACAACATTTCCAAAGCACCGCCGCCTTTTTGTTATATATTTACACTTCCCGGAAATTGTCTACGCTTACATATCCAGTAACGTACTTACCAGCAGGTGTCTTGCCGCAGTACTCCTTACGGGTTGTAATCCGGAAACGTCCCAGCTTGCACTGCTTGCCGTCGTAGATGTAGTACGTTCCGGCAGTCAGCCGTGAAGCAGGTGTGGTAGTAGTTTCGTTGGCGAACAGCGGTACATTGCTGCCGATGTGCACCGCCTGGCCTTTCGTAAACTTCCCGGATCTGCTGTTGGTATACACCGCCTTCCCACTGGAATCGAAAACGGAATACCCTGCCTTGCATGCCTTCTTGGCGTTCTCCAGAGAAGCATATGCGCCGAGCTGACTCTTCATATCGTGCGCGCTCTTTCGGACTCTGTACAGTTGTGCGTTGGATGGCTTTGCGGCAGAAGTGCCATTCAGATAGGCTTGTACCTTTGCTTTGAACGCCGCCCAATGCGGCAGAATGTACGCCGGACACATTTTATATCTGTTGTGCATGGTGTTCAGCTGATCCACTGTACCACGCTTGCCGTCACGAACATTCAGCCAGTGTGTGTGCGTGTACAGGTGGTTAATGTCCAATCCATACTGTTTCAGAAGTGCAGCTGCCAATTTTGCTGCATTATCCTCCGACTTCTTATCGGTAGAATTGTACGAAGAGGACATAATGCACTCGATAGCAATGGTTCTGCGATTTCCATTGCCACTGCCATCAGCAGCGTGCCAGCCGCTCAGACTGTGAGGCATATTCTGCCATGCACAAGTATTGTCTACATAGTAATGGACACGCACGTCCTTCATATTGCCATTAACGGTTGCTCTTGTATACTGTTCCGCAGGTGTCGTGCCTCTTGCTACGGTGATCCAGTCTGTGTTGTGAACGGTCACCCCGATGATTTTTCCTGCCATGGAAACAGAGGGCATATCAATGTGGTTGGGATTGTGCCCTGTCAGCAGATACTCCTTGACGTTCACACCGCCGAGCGTGGTTGTTTTGTC